TGACGAATGCGTATTACAGCGGCACGTTGGCCGACCAGCTGCGCAAAGTGTGCCTTGATGCGACCATCAATGCGACGACGGAAAACCAAAACCTGCTGGTGATCAGCCCGCCGGGGCAAGCGCGCAGCAATGTGCCGTCCTTCACGCTCTCCCCAGACTCCGGGCTGATCGGGTACCCGGAAGTGCTAGGCAACGGATATTTGAATGTGCGTGCGTTTTTCAATCCGGCGTTTCGGCAGAACGGCGGCATCATCATCAAGGGCAGCGATGTGGTGATTGACCCGAATCTACCCACTACGCTGAATTCCCTGGCGAACGGCTCGTGGATTATCGGCCCGTTCACGCACATCCTTGAGGCGAACAAGCCTGATGGCGCGTGGTTCACGGACATGAAACTGTATCCCCCTGACGCGATTCCGGCGGCTTGATGGCTACCGGTCAAAGCAATCCGTTCTCGGACGCCAGCGAATTCAACGCACTGCAATTCATCATCGCGCGTGCGCTGGATGGCGTGCAGACCGTTTCGATTGCGCAAGTAAAAGCCGTTGACACGGGCAAGCAGACGGTTGACGTTCTGGTGCTGGTAAACCTCGTGACCGGTACCGGGACGGCGATCCCGCACGGGGTGATCGGGGCGCGCCCATATTTTCGCCTTCAGGGCGGCGGCAACGGGATTATTTGTGACCCCGTGGTGGGTGACATTGGTGTCATGGTGTTCGGGTCGCGTGACCTGTCCGGGGTGATCGCTGCCAAAGGCCCCGCGAATCCCTCAAGCGCCCGGCGCTTCAGCTGGTCAGACGGGATCTACTTCGGCGGCCTGCTGAATTCCGCGCCTACGCAATACCTGAAATTCCTACCTTCGGGCGGGGGGATCACTTTACACAGCCCCGGGGATTTGACCCTAGACGCCCCACTGACCGAGGTTACGGGCGATTTGCTAGTCGACGGGGATCTAACGGTTGATGGGGCGTCCACGTTTACCGGGGCCATGGAGACAGCCGCCCTGACGTCTTCTGGCGTGATTACGGCGGCCGGGTTTTCTGGTCCCGGCGGTACGTCGCCGGCTGGCCCCCCGGGGCCTACGGGGCCCGCTGGACCGACAGGACCCGCTGGACCGACAGGACCTACAGGCCCTGCAGGCGCTACAGGAGCCACGGGTGCGACGGGCGCCACAGGCCCCGCAGGACCGACCGGCGCCACGGGCGCTACCGGTCCTGCGGGGCCTACCGGACCGGCCGGCCCCTCGTGGACGGTTACGGACGGCACGCACAGCGTAGCTAATGTCACATCGCTGACGGTATCCGGGGCCACCGTGGGAGGTTCCGCAGGCGCGGCTACGCTGACCGTGACCGGCGGGGGCGGCAGTGAGCCGTTTAACATCACTCCCGATACTCACGGGGATTACAGCATTTCGCCCCCGACGTCTACGCCATTTTTTGATGAATTCGAAGAGTCAAGCCTTGACACTTCCGGGACGCGATTCACGGGTGCCACCCCGTGGACGTGGGTAAACCAAAACGGCGCAACGGCTGTTTTATCAAACGGATCTTTGCGGCTAAGTCAGTCGTCGACGGGCACAGGGCATAACCTAATTACGCAACCTGTTTCAGGTACTTGGATACGGACATGCAAAATGTCCGGTTTCAAGCATGACAACAATAACGAGCTAGGAATGATTGTCGGGCAGGCAAGCGGGGAATTTGCAACGTTCGATACGCAAAACTCAAACTTGCTGATCCAAAATTTTACGAACCCCACGACCTTCGGGGGCACCACTTTCTACAACAATAATCCGGGGTATTTCTTTAACGGCGGGGTAGTGACGGGCTGGAATTATTTCCAGATCGAATATGACGGCACGAATTTGTTTTTCCGCGTCAGTGTATCCGGTTTGCCGGGCACATTTATGCAAGTGTACTCGAATCCAGCTTCAAGCATGATAGGGGCCGCCCCGTCTTTTGCTGGGCTAAACGTAAACGCCATACAAGCCGCCCCTGATAGTCCTATACTTTGCTGTGACTGGTGGCGAGGATCGTAATGGCTGCACCGTTTTCAACCGTACTTCTGGACGTCAAATTATGGGATCTGACGCTAGATGCTTTCGGCAACATCGCCCTCGCTGCGCCGCCCTACGCACTGGCCCAAGACGTGGCTTCAGCGTGTAGGACAGTTCTGGGGGAGGTTTACTATGACACGTCCATCGGAATCAATTATTTCGGGCTGATTTTCGGGCAGACGCCCCCGATCGCGATTTTCCAAGAGCAGTTTGTCACTGCCGCTGAAACAGTGCCCGGCATCGTGACCGCAGCGTGTACGATATCCGCGTTCAGCGCCACCACGCGCGAAGTGACGGGGCAAGTGACTTTTACGGACGTTAACCACGTCCAACAATCAGTGAGCATTTAAAATGGCCGACACAACGAACGTCCCGCAACCGGTATTCACGCCTACCGGGCTGGTGCTGCCCGTAGAAGCGGCCATCCTGGCGGGCGTCCAGCAGGACTATAACGCAGCGTTCGGCGGCAACCTGAACCCGGGCCTTAACACGCCGCAGGGCCAGCTATGCTCCAGCACGGCGGCAATCATCGCCAATGCGTACACGGTGTTCGCCACGTTCGTCAATCAGGTGGACCCCGACACGGCCACGGGGTTTATGCAGGACGCCATCGGGCGCATCTATTTCCTGAACCGAATTCCGGCCATTGCGACTACCGTCAATATTTTGTGCACGGGCGTGCTGGGGACCGTTATCCCCGTAGGCGCCTTGATTCAGGACACGTCGGGAAACATCTATTCGTGCACGCAGGCGGGAACGATCCCTGTAGGCGGGTCCGTAACCCTGGCATTCGCCAACACGCAAACGGGTCCGATCCCGTGTCCTGCCAGCACGGTCACGACGATATACCGGGCCATCAACGGCCTTGACTCGGTGACGAACCCGTCCCCCGGCGTCACTGGCGCGAACGTCGAAACCCCGGCCGCGTTTGAATACCGGCGCAAGCAATCGGTGGGCATCAATGCGCAGGGCAGCCTTCCGGCGATTTACGCCAAGGTGTTTGCCGTACCCGGCGTGATTGACGTTTTCGTCACGCAGAACAATACCGATTCCGTGATAACGGGGGCCATCAACGGCAACCCGAATTCAACGGGCTACCCCGTGAACGGTCGTAGCGTCTACGTCGCCGTAACGGGTGGCTTTGCGCAGTTCGTCGCGAATGCGATCTGGGCCGCTACGAATGTTGGCCCGGGGTTCGTTACGACGTCCGGCAGCGGCGGCGGGAACATCGTTACTGAAACCGTGCAGGATGATTCCGGCTACGCTCTGCCACTGCCGTCCTACACGGTGAGTTTCATTAACCCGGGTGCGACCCCGGTCTATTTCGCAGTCACGCTGGCTGCCTCGGCGTTGCTGCCGGCGAACATCGTCACCCTCGTGCAACAGGCCATCATTGCGCAGTTCAACGGATCGGCCCAAGGAAGCACGCGCGAGCGCATCGGGTCGCAGGTTCTGGCGTCGCGCTACTTCGCCCCGGTCCAAGCGATCGGCCCTGAAGTTTCTATCCTGTCTATCACGATCGGGTTTAACTCAAGCGTGGGGCAGGCGGCGTTACAGATGGGCATTGATCAGCAGCCCACCATCGTGGCCGGCAATATCGCAGTGAGTACCTAATGACTGCCCCGACAGTTGAAATTATTAGCGATCCGTCGCATCCGATGCCCGCATCGGGCGGCGCCGCGGGGCTGGCCCCCTATACGTACACGGTAACGAACGTCAAAACGGTGGCCGCTAATACGCTGGTCGTGGTTTTGTTTTATGAGACCGGGGACACGCCCCCATTCAGCGGCGGGGCGCCCGATACTACGGTATCAGGCGGCGGCCTAACTTGGAGTCGGTACGCTTACAAATACAGCGGCACAAACACGTATGAAGTAACGGAAGTGTGGACAGCCGCAGTTCCGGCCCCCTTATCCGATGTCACTCTCACCATGTATGCGCCGGGCACATGGGACAGCGCCGGCGCGGTAGTTTTTGGTGTGATCAGCGCGAATGGGTTTGATACGGGCGGAACATTCCCCGCAACTGCCGATCACCCCGCTAACGCAATACCGGCGGGGTCCGTCACTTTCTCAACATCGGACGCATCGGACCTAGTATTTTGCGTCACCGCAAATGGGAGTTCGGTATCGTCAGCGGCACCTAGTGGCTGGTCGCTGGTAACAGAGGCTGACAATTTTAACGGGCCTCGAGCGGCGGCCGTATCAGTCGCATCATTAACCCCTAATGCAATTCTCACTGGCGCAACGGCTACGTCCCCGTTTGCGAATACTGAAAACTACGTAATGCTTGCTTTTGCACTAAAAGGCGGCGGCGCTAGTAGCGTAGTTGTTCCGAACGTAGTGGGGATGACACAAGCCGCAGGGGAAGGCACGATTATAGGGGCGACCCTTGGCGTTGGCACGGTCACGTACCAATATTCAGGTTCACTGCCGCCCTTCCCGCCGCAACCGGCCACGATACCCGCAGTGGCCGCGGCGAAAGGCTACAAACTGGTATGGCCCTCTGACGGTGGTTCCGGCACGCGCCTCGCCACAAACTTCGCGCCGGGCGCCGCGTTCGATTGGTACGATTTCAACCTGCTGAACAAAACCCCAGTGGCGGGGAACTCGATCCAGCAAAGCGACGGGTCAATCCTGATCCCCGGCGTTACGGGCGCGTCGGGCAATTTCAACATATCGACGGCGTACAAAAACACCGACGGCAACCTTGACGGATGGGCGTGGAAGACTCCGCACTACCGTGAATGGGATGGTAGCTGGGTTCCAAACATTGCGACGCTTCCCCCGGGCAGCGTGCAAGAGCCGTCATTCTGGACCGACGACCCGGTGTTTCTGTTCTACGGTGGCGCAGCCGGGACTGGCACCACGTGGCCGGGCCAGCTGAACGGCTCAAACCATCACATCGAATACGATGACGTTGTTTGGGCGCGAACAACACTGCTGTACCTTGAGATGGGCGTACAGCTGGACTGGTACACCGCGCTAGGCAACATCAGCGCCGTGACGAAGGCGGCGAACGCCGTAATTACGATCAGCTGGCCGGGCACGACTCACCCTTTCAAGGGCATACCGTACACGCCACCGGGAACGTCCACACCGCAGGGGCCGATATCGTTCTCGGGCGTCGGCGGCATGACGCAGCTGAACAGCGTCACCGGGGCGCAGATCACCGCAATCGGCGGCGTGCCGGGCGCGTGGACGATCACGACCAATATCAATTCCACGTCTTTCAGCACGTTCACGTCGGGCGGCACGGCTCGCTGCACGATTACCCGAAATCCGATCGGTCCGAATGGTTTGTTCGCCGTGTCGCATGTGCCCGGCTACAACGTCGGCGACCGCGCAAAGTTCGGGGTGGATTTCACGAAGGCGACCCCGACCAGTCAGGGCCATGCGGCCAACTACGTCAATGGCGTACAGGTTTTCCCGTCCGTCGGCAAAGTAAACGGTACCGGCCCCGCAGGCGCCACCTACTACTGGAATTATTGGGACCCGAACAACCCGCCGCTACCGCCTCCCGATTCGACTACGGCCGGCGGCCTGACAATGATGTCATGGGTAGACCAAGCGTCTACCTCTGGCATCGCCGGCACGTCAAACGATGGCCTGTGCCCGACCACGCTAAACGGGCTGCGGGTCTACGGTCCGGACATGTCCATTGTCGTGAATCTGGGGCAGGCCCCGCTCACGCCGGCCGGAATCATCCTGTCGCAGTCACCTACTGCGGGGACCGTCGTAGCGCCGGGGGCGTTGGTTAATATTGTCGTTTCACTCGGACCAGGCGTCACCGTCCCGAACGTCGTAGGCGAAACTCAGGCCCAAGCGACGAATGATATCGCGCAGGCGGGCGCGACGGTGTGCACCGTCGAGGTCATGCCGTCAAATACGGTGCCGGCTGGCGACGTTATCAGCCAGACGCCTCAGCCTACGTCGGGCGATCCGTATTTCTCTGACGTCATTTTGCTGCTGCACGGTAACGGCAACATCCTTGACTCTTCGCCGCTGGCTAATACCGTCCAGAGCAACGGGCAGTCATCGCCGCCGCTGATCATGGACAGCGATACATCTTCGTATCAATGGCCCTCTGGCAGCATCCGAACGCACGCCACCACGCAGGCGCTGGGGTCGTATATCGGCCACGTGACTGCGGGCGGCTCGATGGACTTCATGACGGCTAATGCGTCGTGGACCATTGAGGGCTGGTTTCAAGTCCCTACGGATACGTGGGACCCCGTAGCGGTTCAATACGTTTTGATGTCGCTGTATGACGGCGCGGAGAATACCCCGGGCAACGGCGGGCCTAATCGTGCCCTTCAGATTCGTCTGATAGGTGATGGGGCAAACGCCGGTAAAGTCGAATTCGAAATCGACGATGTGAACGCATTCGCATCAAGCGGGAGCCTTAGCGTCGCATCTACGCAATACACGCCCGGAGAATATATCCACTGGGCGCTTGTGATGGGCGCTACGGGCGGCGCGCGCCTGTATTTCAACGGGAACTACATCAGTACGGCTAGCAGCTGGACCCAAGCCCAGTTCATCGCCAACACGATTACACAACCGATTCCCGCCGGCTGTAACCACGCGTTCGGATCTTTTCAGAATTATTCCGGGTCG